AGGCCATCGAGGTCGGGCAGACCACGCAGACCCTGGTCTGGGAGAACATCGTCAAGATGTACTCCAGGATGCTCCCGACCTCCCTGGGCCGCGCGGTGTGGATCGCGTCGATCGACACGTTCCCGCAGCTCGCCACCATGGCCCTGTCCGTGGGCACCGGCGGCGGCCCGATCTGGATCGGGAACTACGCCGGCGGCCAGGGCGGCATGGAGTCCCCCCCCATCACGATCCTGGGCCGTCCCCTGTATTTCACGGAGAAGACCGGGCCGCTGGGCACCACCGGCGACCTCTCGTTCGTCGACTTGTCGTACTACCTGATCGGCGACCGCATGCAGATGCAGGTCAGCGCGTCCGAGCACTACAAGTTCCAGAACGACAAGACCGCGTACCGCGTGGTCGAGCGCCTCGATGGCAAGCCGTGGCTACAGTCGCCCCTGATCCCCCGCAACGGCGGCCCGACCCTGAGCCCCGTCGTCCAGCTCGCGACCCGCTAAGGCGCATCCCCGTGACCTGGATCAAGCGGTATGACAACACGGTCCCCGGGGACTTCAGCTACATCGAGCTGGAGGACCTGCGGGAGATCGCCGTGCGCGGATCCGGCAGCACCTGGAACATCCAGGGCTTCGAGAAGGCCACCGGCTCCCTCGTCGCGATCTACCCCCTCACCTACGCCGCCGAAGCCGACGCGGACGCCGCCCTGGCCAAGCTCTACGGCATCGTCGGCGCAATCGACCTCAGCGCGTAACCCGCCCGTAGGGGCTCAATGGCCAGCAGTAACGCCCTGGCCGGGAAAGGAAGACCATGGCAGGAATGGAAGCCCTCGGGCGCCTCATGGACGGCGTCCCGATCGCATCGGGACAGGCGATCAAGTTCCGCGGCGCGTCCGCGATCGCGTTCATGTGCAGCGGCGCGGACACCTTCACCATCACGGTGTCCCCGACGTTCGGCGGCGCGTACGCGTCCCCGGGCAACGTCATCAACCACTACTACCAGCGCGCGGACACCAACGGCACCCACGTCTGGACCAAGGTCACCCAGGCCGCGTCCAACGCGGTGGTGCAGGCAGGTGCGTTCACGACGTGGATCGAGGTCCTGACCTCGATGATCGCCGACCCGCAGGCGTACATCAAGTGCACTGCGTCCGTCGCCGGACTCGTGGCCGCCATCCCGCACGACCTGGTCGTGCAGCGCAAGCCGGCCAACCTCGAGATCCTGGGCGCCTGATGGCCACCCTCCTGCAGGGTTCGCAGCTGCGCCAGGTCGAGCTGGGCTTCCAGGTCCTCAAGGCCGCGCAGACGCTGCCGCAGACCGCGACGCTGACGCTGTTCACGGTGACCGGCGGCCGGGTGGCGATCACGTCGCTAGTCGGTACCGTCTCCACGGTGATCGGCGCAGGCGCCGTCACGATGTCCATCGGTCTGGCGCCGACGGTGGGCACCGCGAACACGGCCGGGATCGCGGGATTGACCGCATCGCTGGCGGCCAAGGAGGCGGGTACGAATCTGTGGCTGCCCCCGATCGCCGGCAACGCCCTTCTGTTCGGTGCGAACGCGGGCGCGGCCGCGCAGCTGACGTCGAATGTGTACGTGGCCACTACGGGCACGATCACGTGGACGACTGCGGCGGCGTCCACGACGGGCGCGGTGTCCTGGTCGCTGACGTACATCCCGATCGACACGGGAGCGGCAGTCTCATGAGCTGCGAGCATGTGGTGCAGCGGGCTGCGGCGAACCTGCCGCAATCCACTACCGAGACACTGTTCACCATCTCCGGTGGGCGCGTGCTGCTGCTTGGGATGTTCGGCGCTGTTGCGACCGCGATCCAGGCGCAATCCAACACGGCTGCGGTCTATCTCGGCTCGGACGAGAACATCATCCCGTTCGACGGGGACATCAACGGTGCCACTGTCGGCGCACTGCTCGGCATCGCGGAGAGCGGCTCGTCCTCCCTGGTCAACCACAATGCCGTGCGCCCGTTCCCGATTAGCCCAGTAGTCATGCAGTCGGGCGCGGAGATTCAACTTCAGTGCTCGGCCAGTAGTACGGGCCAGGTCGCGTGGACTCTCTGGTATCGCCAGCTGGATCCCGGCGCGGTAGTGGCGGCGGTCTGACGTGACCTACATCCTGTCGTCCAACGGCATCCGGGCCGCGAACCTAGGCATCCGGGTGGACCGGCCCACGGCCGCGCTCCCCCAGAGCGCCACTGGCAGCATCTTCACGGTCGCTGGCGGCAGGATCGTGCTCACTTCGCTTGTCGGGGAGGTGACCACGGTCCTGGGTGCCGTCGCGACGACTCTGGCCGTGGTCTCCACCCCGGCGGTGGGGGCTCAGGCGACGCTGGCGTCGGCGACTGCGGTCACCAGTGACGCGGTAGGCGACTGGCTGACGCTTCCGGCGACCTCGCCGACCGGGGCTCTGGTGCACACGGCGGTGTCGGGGGCGGTGGCGCTTCCGGCGTTAAGCCTGGCGGTACTGATCCCGGTGGGCAGCATTCAGATCACGGCGAGCGCGAGCGACACGGGTTCGGTGAAGTGGTCGATGACGTATATCCCGTTCGACGACGGCGTGACGGTGGTCGCGGCGTGATGATGACCGAGCTGTGCGGGTGCGGCGTCAGGTTCGCGATCGGCCTGATGCGGTGTCCGCGCTGCCAGGCGCTCTCCGTGCGGTTCGCGGGTGTGGTGAAGGAGGATGTCATGCCGAGGATCACTGTCGCCGGCGGCGCGTCGAACCCGGACGCCGGGCCGGGCGACGTGGGATACGTCGCGCCTGCGGTGGCGTTCGAGGGCGAGCACGGCCCTGAACCGCTCGACCTGCCGCCGGGTACTCCCGTGTTCCCGCAGGGCTGGACGCAGGTCGGACCGCACGAGGCGCGGGGCCCGATCGTGGACGAGCCGGTGACGCCCGAGCCCGACTACGCGTCGCTGACGAAGGCCGCGCTGATCGACGACGCGAAGTCCCGCGAGCTGCCGGTGAGCGGTTCGAAGGCCGAGCTGGCGGCGCGCCTCGCCGAGCACGACGCGGCGCAGGCCCCGGCCGACGCGACTGTGGAAGGCGGTGGCTGACCTTGTCGTGGTACCAGCTGCTCGACATCCGCAAGCAGGCGCGCTTGGAGTTCGAGCGCGACCCGTACGTGATCGGCCCCCCGGTCGCGTGCCCGAACGACGGGGAGCCGTTGCTGCCGGGTCCGCCGTCGCAGGCGGGGATCTGGGTGTGCCCGTACGACGGCTGGCAGTGGCCGCGGGACTGGACGCGACCGGAGCCGCCCGCGGGGCTGTTCGACGGCGTCTCGGAGGGCCCCGGCACCTACAGCGGGCTGCCGTAGCCGGTAGCGCACGCCACAACTGAATAAGCACTCCGCAGGCCACCCCGCCAGGGGTTCTCAGCAAAGAAAGCAAGTGCTAGCCGTAAGGAGGTGAGTACGTGGCGATCACGCGCGCCTGCTACACGACCCGGGAACGGGTCAAGAACGCCGTGGACCTGAAATGGTCCGCGCGCATGGACCCGCAGATCGACGACGCCATCGAGGCCGCGTCCGACGCGATCGACGGCGACATGCGGCGCGTCTTCTTCCCGACCGTGGCCACCTATTATTTCGACTGGCCGAACTTCTCCTACTCGTACCCGTGGCAGTACTGGCTCGACAACAAGGAGCTCGCGGACGTCACGGCCAACGTGCCGGTGGTCACCTCCGGGGGCGTCGTGATCCCCACCGCGTCCCTGATCTGGCGGCCGGAGAACTCCGCGCCCCCGTACACGTATCTGGAGCTGAACCGGGCGACGAACGCCGGATTCGGCAACGGGCCGACGCCGCAGCGGGACATCTCGATCGCCGGGACCTTCGGCTACTGGACCAGGACCACCCCGGGCGGCGCGCTGGCCGTCGCTATGACCGACACCACCGGTACGGGCGCCTCGGTGACCAACGGCGCGCTGGCCGGGGTGGGCGACCACCTGCTGATCGGCACGGAACGCATGCTCGTGACGGACAAGGCGATGACCGCAGCCGGCCAGTCCCAGCAGGGCGCCGGGTGCTCTACGGCGAAGGCGTCGGACAACCTGCTCGCGGTCACCGACGGCACGAAGTTCGCGACCGGCGAGGTGCTGCTGCTGGACGCGGAGCGCATGCAGGTCGTGGACATCGCCGGGAACAACCTGACGGTGCGCCGCTCGTGGGACGGCTCGGTGCTGGCCACGCACACGGGTGCGGCGATCTATGCGGCGCGGCTGTTGACCGTCACCCGTGGCGCGCTGGGCACGACGGCCGCGACGCACCTGATCTCCGCGCCGATCGCGGTGGGCGCGGCGCCGGGCCTGATCCGGCAGCTCGCCACCGCGTACGCGCTGGTGGACGTCGCCAACCAGGCCGGGGCGTATGCGCAGTCGCAGGGCGACGGCGCCACGAAGGTCACCGCGATCGGGCAGGGGCTTCCCGCGCTCGCCGCCAAGGCGTTCTCGGCGTTCGGACGCCTGGGCCGCAGCAGGACGGTGTGAGATGGATATCGCATCGATCCTGGACCAGGTGATCTCCCACGCCGAGTCGACCGGGATCTTCGACGGCGGGGTGAACGGGCATGAGCCGAAGTCCTCGCCGGGCAACGGGCTGACGTGCGCGGTGTGGGCGCAGCGTATCGGCCCGGCGCCGCTGGGGTCGGGGCTGGCGATCACGACCGGGTTGTTGACCCTGAACGTGCGGATCTACACCCCGATGCTGCAACAGCCCTATGACGCGATCGACCCGATGGTGATCGCAGCGGTGGACGCGCTGATCACGGAGTACTCGGGGGCGTTCACCCTCGGTGGGAACGTGCGCAACGTGGACCTGCTCGGCGCGTACTCGCCGGGGCTGATGGCGGAGGCGGGTTACATCAACCAGGACGGCAAGCTCATGCGGATTATGACGTTGACGGTGCCTCTGGTGATCAATGACCTCTGGACACAAGGACCCTGATGGACATCGAAACCGTCGCCGCCGAACGCGACACCGCATACCGCGAACGGGCACAGCTCGTCGCCCTGCTGGCCGCGATCTACCCGGCCGCGATCGCCCCCGCACCAGACTTCGAGGGATGGTCGATCGTGTACGTCGACCTGCCGACCGGGCAGGCGTCGTGGCACATCAGCGTGGCCGACCTAGAGCTGTTCGAGCACGTGGCCAAGCGCACGCACGTCGCGTGGGACGGGCACAGCACCGAAGAGAAGTACCGCCGGATTGCACGTCTCGCCGTCGACCTCAGGAGGGGCTAATGGGCGCCGACGCGATCGTCTCCGGGCCGCTCTTCGACGTCCGCGCACAGGTCATGGTCGACCACATGCTCGACGAGATCCTCCAGGAAGTCGGGGACTACGCCCTCTACCAGTGGCGGATGAACCTCGAAGACTCGTGGCGGGAGCCGACCGGGGCGTACATGGCCCAGACGAACCTCGCGCGCCGGGAACGGGACCTGGTGACCAACGACCACGGATCGCTGTACGGGCCGTGGCTGGAGGGGACCGGCTCGCGCAACCCGGACACCAGGTTCAAGGGCTACGCCGCCGCACGCCGGGCGACCGCCACCGTGCAGCGCAAGGCGAAGCAGCTCGGACAGCCGGCCGCCGACAAGTGGGTCGCCCGCATCAACGGAGAGGGAGGCTGAGATGGCAGCTCTGGTGTGCCTGGACTGCACTGCGGTCTATTCGGTGGGCGCCGAGAAGTGCCCGCAGTGCGGATCGACGAAGAGTCGCGGCGATTGGGAAGACGTGGCGCCCGAACCGGCCCCGCCCGCCAAGCGCGGCAAGAGCGCGCCGGCCGCCACGGACCCGGCGCCCGCAGCCGACCAGGCGAGCGGGGGCGGTGACTGATGTCCAAGTCCACCGGCATGGGGATGTTCTGCCACGTCAGCGGCAACGTGGTGTCCAACGACATCCAGTCGATCAGCAAGCTGTCCGGCGGCCCCGCGCCGATCGACGTGACCGGCATCGACAAGTTCGCCCACGAGCGCATCGGCGGCCAGCGCACCGGTGCGATCTCGCTGACCGCGTTCTGGAACTCGACCGGCGCGCACCCCGTGCTCTCGCCGCTGCCCACCGCCGACGCCCTGATCTCCGTCGGGATGCCCCCCGCGATCGGCAACGCGGTGGCGAACATGGTCGGCAAGCAGATCAACTACGACCCGTCGCGCGCACAGTCCGGGGACCTGCTGATCGGCGTGGACGCGATGTCCAACAGTTTCGGCCTGGAGTGGGGGCTGCAGCTGACGGCGGGGACGCGCACCGACGTGGCGGCGACGAACGGGACGGCGCAGGATTTCGGCGCGGTGTCCACCGCGTTCGGGCTGCAGGCGTACCTGCACGTCATGGCGCCGTTCACGGGCACTGATGTGACGGTGAAGCTGCAGGATTCGGCGGACAACGTCACGTTCGCGGATATCGCGGGCGCGGCGTTCGCGCAGACCACGGCCGCGCCCGGGTTCCAGCGGATCTCGATCAGCAACGCGGCCACGGTACGCCGCTACGTGCGGGCCGTGACGGTGACGACCGGCGGTTTCTCCAGCTTCACGTTCGCCTGTTCGTTCAGCCGCAACCCGATCGCCGCCCAAGTCTTTTAGGAGGATCCATGAGCGACATGGTGTACGACCCGCACCTGCTCAAGGGCGCGGACGGCTGGGTGGGCGGCAACCGGATCGCACCGGTCGGCCCGGCCGCGGCGTACAACACGTTCTCCATCAGCCAGCCGTCGGACTGCGGGGTACGCGAAGCCTGCGAGGACGCCGACTGCGCCGCGTGGCGGGGCGGCTGGGAGACGCGTGTGGACGAGTCCACGGACCTCGGCAAGGCGCAGGCGTCCTATATCCGCTGGCAGTCGGGGCGCACCTTCAAGGAGTCGCGCACCGAGGGTCTGACGGTGTTCCGGTTCGAGCGCGGCCAGCGCTGCTTCGCCGAGCACAAGACCCATCCGCAGTTCTTCCGGGTGCGCCAGGGCGACTGGCGGGCGAACCTCGGGCCGGTGCGCGAGCACGCGCGCGCGGATGACTGGGTCGAGCACATGCAGGAGAACCTGGACACCGTCCGCGACGACCAGGCGCGCGGCTAGAATAAGGAGTATATAAACCAATGGCCAAGTCTTCGGGCCTCTCGTGGACCACATTGACCGTGGACGATGCGTCCGGCACCCCCCAGGCGATCAAGAACGATTTCACCAACCTGCAGTTCTCCACGCCGCGCGGCGTGCAGGACGTGACCGGCATCGACAAGGCCGCGATCGAGCGGCTGCTGCTGCTCGCGGACTTCTCGATCACCCTGAACGGGCCGATGGACCCGGCGGCGAACCAGTCGCACGCCGTGTTCTCCACGGTCCCGTCCACCTCGGTCGCCCGTACGGTGACGATCGTGGTGAACGGCAAGACGCTGCCGAACGAGACCCTGTTCACGGACTACCCGCTGACTCGTACGGCAACGGGTGAATTTACTTACGCTGTGCCTGGTGTCTTGGCGGACGGCACTGTCCCCCTGTGGTCTTGATCATCTTCTAGGAAGGGCGCACCCCATGGGTTTCACCCCCACCCCGACGCACTACAAGCTCGTCTTCACCCAACCCGAGTTCGCCGGCCTGGAGGTCACCGTCCGGGCCATGTCGGTCCTGGAGACCCTCGACTTCGACGACCTGCGATTCTCCGAGGTCAAGACCGCCGCCGACCTGCGCGCCAAGCAGGAGGGCATCGGCCACACCCTCGCCGGGGTGATCGTCGGCTGGAACATCGAGACCGACGGCTCCCCGTGGAAGCCGGACTACGACTCGCTGCTGCAGCTGGAGAAC